GTACATGCACAGTGTAGTGCCATTCAACAAGGCGTGTGCCCTGATTACTTATGGAGATGACTGTTGTGGTTCAGTCTCTCCAGATTTTCCTGGATTTAACCACTTGACAGTTGCAAGGTTTTTGGCATCTGTCGACATGGTGTTTACTATGCCAAACAAAGTAGACACCCCCATCCCTTACATGACCATTGATACCGTGGACTTTTTAAAACGGAAATCAGTGTATCATCCAGCCCTGAAAGTGCACTTAGGAGCACTCGACGATGACTCTATTTTCAAGAGTCTGCACAGTGTGGTACGATCGCCGCATGTTAGTGCCATGGGCCAATGTATTGGCAACATTGATGGTGCGGCTAGGGAATGGTTCGCACATGGTGAACAGGTTTACGAAATGCGACGAGCCCAGCTGAGGGCTATCGCTGACGATCACGACCTGGGCAACATGGTGCAAGAGCTCGATAAGAGCTATAAAGATCGTATTGGCGATTGGATCATCAAATATAGATCTTAAACTTCGGAGTAAGTAAACTGTCCCTCCGTGCGGTTCTGCGCACGTAAATCAAAATAAGACATATGTATCTGGTTACCGTGGTGTGCACTGTGTAAGTGCCCACCATAGGCTTTTATATGTGAGATTTGTAAATTATTTAGTTTAGTACTCGTCATACATGTTACACACAAAACGTCCACTTATGAGCTTGTCAGTGGAATGTACAATATAGCTCACTACATCAACAAACTTTAATTTTAACACCCACTCGGAGACAACCGATCAGACAAATCAAACCACTACTTTCGTGGATGCGAATAGTCAGTGGAACTACGCCGTAGATAGCAAGCTCGATTCTACCTATGGTATTGCTGATGATAATGTTTCGTCTTTGTCAGCATTTTTCGCCAGGCCAGTGCGAATTAGGTCATACTCTTGGCCTGTTGGATCTTCTTTGGCTGTAATTTTCAATCCTTGGACAGAATTTTTCTCAAACGTACGAGTAGAGAATAGGATAGTCAATTATCAGCTAATGAGGTGCAAATTGAAGGTAAAGATAGTTATTAACGGTAATAGTTTTTTCTACGGCCGTGCTTTGGCTTCTTACCGACCTTTACACACACGTGACCAATTTGGAACGTCGCGTGTAACTGCTAATCTGGATATGATACAGGAATCGCAACGACCGCACATATTTCTGAATCCCACACAAGGCAGCGCAGGAGAACTTGAACTACCTTTCCTGTGGTACAATAATGCACTAAAGATACCGACAAAAGAGTGGGAGGAAATGGGAGAAATGGTAATCAGATCTTTTTCCAATTTGAAGCACGCTAACGGAGCGGAAGAACCCGTAACGATAAACGTGTTTGCTTGGGCAGAGGACATGCATTTGTCAGTGCCTACAGCTAATCAACCTGGAGCCTTAACTCCACAAGCTGGTCCAGCCGATGGACCCGTGTCCGGCCCAGCCATGGCCGTTGCTAAAGCGGCAGAAGGAATGGCCAAAGTGCCAGCGATATCTTCATATGCAATGGCAGCTTCTACAGTTGCCAAAGGAGTAGGGAAAATGGCCTCAGCTTTCGGGTATACCAAGCCCGTTAGTTGTGAAGGTCAGAAGGAATATGTACCAAGTCCTTTTCCCAATTCGGTGAATGTGGATGGGAATGACACCACCACGAAGCTTACTTTTGATTCGAAGCAAGCAGTCACTATTGACCCTGCTGCTGTAGGTTTAGGATCAACCGATGAGATGACAGTATTGTCCATCGCTCAGCGAGAGTCCTACTTGGTTTCGATTAATTGGCCAACAGATTTAGCACCAGAGTCTCAATTATGGAGATCTCATGTAACCCCTTCGCTGTGGAACTCGGCACCCGATCCACTTACAGGTAAAATTGAGATTCACATGCCAGCTTGTTGCTACGCTGTTGCTCCGTTTCGTCATTGGAGAGGTACTATAAATTACAGGTTCCAGATAGTATCGTCTGCTTACCACAAGGGTAGAATACGACTGTCTTATGATCCAAGTTTTCAACTGACTAACGAATACAACACTAATATTAATCGTGTTATCGATATTTCAGAAGAGAATGATTTCACAGTATCTATTGGCTGGGGATCAGCGAAGCCCATGTTGGAACACGCACCCCCCAGTGAAGGTTCAGTGCCATATGGGAACGTATTATTGTCAGACATAGGAGATCTGGCGAATGGTATGTTATCAATGTACGTAGTCAATGAACTGACAACTCCAAATTCCGTAGTCAACAACAGTATTATTATCAATGTGTTTGTGAGTGCAGGACCAGATTTCGAGGTATTTAATCCCACGTCTGGTGCCCTAGACTCATTTACGTGGTTTCCACCTGGAGGAGCAGCACAATTGATGGCCCAGGACCAGAGGCCAGCAATAACAGACACAGAAAGAATGCCACCTCCTGCTTCGGTGCTACGGCCAGTACCAGAGGAAA